AAGATGACTAAAAAATTATATGTTCCTGAACATGTCGCAAGATCCTTAGCAAATAAAAAAGAACCTGAAATGCCAAAAGCACTAAAAACTGCCTTTGGTGGAGGAGCTTCTAGAGAGCCAGAGAAGAGTAAAAATGAAGATGATCCTTCTAATCTAGAAAGTTCTGTAATAGAACGCCTACCCCAGCCAACTGGTTATAGAGTTCTTATTATCCCATATTATCCTAGCTCCAAAACTAAAGGTGGAGTAATAGTTCCAGACTCTGTTCGAGAGCGTGAATCCTTCGCAACTGTGGCGGCTTACGTTGTTAAACTTGGGCCTGACGCTTACACAGATACCCAGAAATTCCCAAGCGGTGCTTGGGCATCTGAAAAGAAATGGGTATTAATAGGAAGATATGCTGGAAATAGGTTTAAAGTGGAAGGTTTAGAGGTTCGTCTTATAAATGACGACAATATTATTGCGACTATCCTTGACCCCGAAGATATTTCATATGTATAAAGCAAAGGAGAACAGGAAAAATGTCTATGGCTGAAAATATTAAAGAAGAAATTGTTGAAGATGATGTTTCTAATGAAACAACGTCTGTAGAAATAGATCTTGAAGCTGAAGAATCTAATGATTCTGATCAAACCCGAACAAATGTTCGTGAAGAAGTTAAGGCAGAACCAAAAGAAGATGAGTTAGCTAGTTATAGCGAAGGTGTTAAGAAAAGAATTAACAAGCTTACTGCTAAACAAAAATTAGCCTCTGAAGAAGCAGTTGCCGCTTTAAATTATGCAAAACAAAAAGAACAAGAGAATGAGACTCTCAGAAACAAGTTAGCTCGATTAGATAAGGGATATTTATCTGAATATGAAGGGCGTGTAAGTTCTCAAGAGAATGACGTAAAAAGAGCTTTAACTGAAGCTTTAGACGCAGGAGACAACGGAAAAGTTGCTGAGGCTCAATCAGCTATTTCTCAAATTGCTATAGAAAAAGAACGTCTTAGGGTTCAAAAAGCCAGATCTGCTCGTGAAGCAAAAGAACAGGCGTACTACAGACAGCAAGAGCAGGCTAGAGCGCAGAATCCTCAACCTAGAGTAAATGACGCAAGAGCTGCTGAAAATGCCACACTTTTGAATGGTTGGAGAGCTAAAAATGAATGGTTTGGAGATGGAGGGGACACAGTTATGACTGCTGTCGCTGAACAACTTCACAAAGATATGGTTACTGAAGGATTTGATCCTATATCAACTGATTATTATTCAGAAATTGATAAAAGAATGAGATCTGAAATGCCAACTAAATTTAAGAGTGACAAGAAAAACGTCCAAGTTGTCACTCCTACGCCTGGAAACGGTCGGTCTATAAAAAAAGGACGGAAACAATCAGTAGAACTTACTAAGGGTCAGGTGGCGTTTGCTAATAAAATGCGAATACCTCTGGATAAATATGCGGCTGAAGTTGTTAGACTGGAAAATAGGAGAGATTAAAATGGCAGATAGAGTTTCACGCGATACAACAACGCGGGAGGTCCAAGAAAGACCTCAACAGTGGCGACCTGGTTCTGCTTTAAACGCTCCAGAGCCTCCAATAGGCTATAAACATAGGTGGATTCGTGAGTCTGTATTAGAGTACGATGACAAAACAAACGTTCATAAGAAACGGCAGGAAGGCTGGGAACTCGTTCGCGCTGAAGAGCATCCCGATTATTTTGGACCAACAGTAGATGAGGGAAGGAACGCAGGCGTTATAGGCGTAGGCGGATTAGTTTTAGCTCGTATCCCTATTGAAATGGTTAAACAGCGGAATGAGCATTATCTTAATGCTTCAAAGAATCAAATGGATGCCGTGGACAATGATTGGATGCGTGAAAACAATCCCAACATGCCCAAAATGGCTCCTCAACGTCAATCATCTGTAAGCTTCGGATCTAAACGAGGCTCAGAAAACTCTAAAGGAGAGTAAAAATGGCAAATCAAGATGCCCCTTTTGGTCTACGTCCTATTGGAAGAATCGGGGGAACCCCATTCACAGGAGGCCAAAATCGCTATCGAATCGCCGCTAACTATAATACATCAATTTTCCAAGGCGATATGGTAGCTCAAGTTACTGGAGGTACTGTAGCAATACATGCTGACGGTGGACAGGTACCAATAGTTGGTGTATTTAACGGCTGTGAGTACACAGACCCTACTACTGGTAAGGTAACATTTAGTAACTTTTATCCAGCAAGTACCAATGCTGCTGATATTATTGCGTTTATTATTGATGACCCTATGGTTGTTTATGAAATTCAATCGGATGCAATATTCCCAATCGCAGATCTATTCGGTAACTTTGATATTATCTATACTACAGCAGGAAGCACACAAAGTGGTGTTTCAGGTTCTGAGTTAGAAGTAACTACTGGTGGAACAGCAACTAATTTACCGTTAAAGGCAATTGATATTTCTCAAGACCCTGACAATAGTGATGTAGCTACTGCTAACGCCAATATCAAAGTTGTAATTGAAAATCATATATTCGGGCTTAAAGGCGCTGGATTAGCATAGGAAGGAGACTAAGTTATGGCAATTTCACGTTCACAACTAGTTGCAGAACTAGAACCTGGTCTAAACGCCTTGTTCGGGATGGAGTATGATCGTTATGATAACGAACATGCAGAAATCTTTGATACAGAATCATCAGACAGAGCTTTTGAAGAAGAAGTTATGTTGGCTGGTTTTGGAAGCGCACCGACCAAAACTGAAGGCGCAGGAGTTGGTTTCGACTCGGCTAACGAAGCATACACTGCTCGTTATTCACACGAAACCGTCGCTCTAGCTTTCGCACTAACTGAGGAAGCAATTGAGGACAACCTCTATGACCGACTTGGCGCACGTTATACTAAGGCATTAGCCCGATCTATGGCGCACACTAAGCAGGTTAAAGCAGCGGCTGTTCTAAACAATGCTTTTAATACTGCATTTACTGGCGGTGATGGTGTAGAGCTTTGCTCTCGCGTGCATCCCTTGAATGGTGGCGGTACGTTTGCAAACGAACCAACAACTCCAGCAGATCTTAACGAAACTTCGTTAGAAAATGCTTTAATTGATGTTGCAGGATTTGTAGATGAGAGGAACATGGTTGTTGCTCTTCGTGGTATGAAATTAATAATTCCACCTCAGCTACAGTTTATTGCAGATCGTTTGCTAGAAACCACACTACGCCCATCAACTGCTGATAATGACATCAACGCAGTTAAAAACATGGGAATGGTTTCTGAAGGATATACTGTCAATCACTTCTTGACAGATCCTGATGCGTTCTTCCTCAAAACAGATGCTCCTAACGGATTTAAGCATTTTGAGCGTTCTCCAATGCGTACTAACATGGAAGCTGATTTCGATACAGGTAACATGCGGTTTAAAGCCCGTGAGCGTTATTCTTTCGGATTTAGTGACCCACGTTGCGTATATGGATCACCTGGAGCTTAATAATTGCTCTTGTTAAAAGAATATAAAAGGCGGCTTTGGTCGCCTTTTTTTATTAATTGTAAAAAGGATTGAAAAAATGAATTGGATTATAAATAGACTATCTGAGCCTTCTTCATGGGGCGCAATTGGCGTTGGTGTAATTGCTATAGGAACAATTACAGGAATTGGGGAATTAGTTTTTGTAGGTTTGGGTTGTGCCATATTAGGTTTAATTCTTTCTGAAGAAGCTAAAAAATAAATTAAAGGTTGCACTCTTTCTTTTTACAAAGAGGTAGTGTAACCTGTAACCACCTTGACAGTCGCATTCCGCGCCTGACATTTGCCACGACAAGGAGATTAACATGGCTAATACAACTTTTAACGGACCAGTTCGTTCCCAAAACGGATTTCAAGATATTGATATTGACGCTACAACCGGAAGAGTTACGACGGGTTCAACCTATGGTGAATCAGCTAAAGTAGATGACGGTATTTCTAATAAAACGGGTGTAGTTGCAGCAACGGGAACCATTTTACAAATGGCAAACGGTTTCTCAGCACCTCTGGTAAAAAACACTCACTATCTTACACCAGCTAATGGTAACGCGATTACAGCAACGCTACCAGCTCAAGCGGATTCCGAAGAAGGCGATTCAATTATTGTTGATTACAACGTGCTTGCTTCTAACGGACAGACTATGAAGTTTGGTACTGCGGGTGAGTTCTTTGCAGTAAATTCTGCAATATACAAGAACACTACTGTACTAGCGAATGTTAACGCAGTGTTAGTAGCGAATGGCACTAGCCATGATTTCCTTAATGCAGTTGGTCTAACCAACGCGGGTCCAGGAATTGGAAGCCGCATAATATTTACTTATAGTGGAGCTGCGTGGAGAGCGGAAGCGCGTCTCGCGTCTTCAGGTTCTGGTGCGGCGGCGGGTACTTCGGTCTTTGCTACTAGTTAATTAATCTGGCGGGGATACGTCCCCGCCTACATTTTGAAGGAGAATAATATGGGCGATGTACAAGCCACGTTTATTGTATCAGCAGCCGCAGATCCGAACGGAATTTCAGTAAGCGCAGAGGTTGGAAACAACGCTAACTTAGTTATAACTGGCGCGTTAGCAAGCGGTGGTTCTGTGACTTTTGATAGTCCTAGAAATGTTACTATTACTTCTGGTGGTAATGACAGTGGAATAACTTTTACAGTTACTGGAACAAATGCAAACGGAGTGGGCCTAGCAGAAACTATTACAGGCGGAAACTCTGGAATAGCAACGGGAACATCAATATTTGCAACGGTCACTCAGATTACCGCAGTAGGTGATCCAGCGGGAACAGTTATAGCGGGTTCTGGAGCTACAATACAAGCTACTATTTTTGCTGGAAGATGTAGAATAAAAGGTATTTATTTGGTTAGCACTGCTACAGGTGGGACAATTTCATTTAGAAACGCTTCTGTAACTGGTACAGCCCTCATGCAGTATCAAACTCCAGCAGGTGTAGGTGCTGAATATCCAGATATACCTGGAGATGGAATGGTGTTTTCAAACGGTGCGTTCCTTACTTACAGTTCTGTTAATGCAACTTCTGCAACGATCTTCTACGCTTAGAGGTTCTTATGGCTGATAACATGCCAAAGAGAAATAAAAAGAACTTTCGCCCTACTAAGAGTGGGGCGGGAATGACAAAAGCTGGTGTTGCATCGTATAGAGCAAAGAACCCAAAATCAAAGTTAAAGACTGCGGTTACGGGAACAGTTAAGAAAGGTAGCAAGGATGCGAAGAGACGAAAGTCTTATTGCGCTAGGTCTGCTGGACAAATGAAAAAGTTTCCGAAGGCGGCTAAAGACCCCAACAGTCGGCTTCGTCAAGCTAGAAAAAGATGGAAATGCAGATAGTCAAAGGGAAATGTAAATTATGACTGTATCAAACTCAAAAGATTTTGAACTAGATGTTTCTGAATATATAGAAGAAGCTTTTGAGCGTTGTGGTTTAGACGCAAGAACTGGTTATGATTTAAAAACTGCAAAAAGGTCTATGAATTTATTATTTGCAGATTGGGCTAACAGAGGTTTAAATCAATGGACTATAACGCAAAGAAATTTTACTGTTATTCAAAATGATGGTGAATATGATTTAAATGCTGATGTTATAGATATACTATCACTTGTAGTTCGAAGAGACGGAACAGATTATTCATTAGAAAGAATAAGTAGAGATGCTTATTTAAATATACCCTCTAAAACCACAACAGGGAGACCTACTCAATTCTTTTTAGATCGTCAAATTACTCCTAATTTAAAA